TGACCAGACGCCGACGAAGGCTTCCGTCGATCCGGCGAAGCCCTCAGTTTCACCCGCCATCGGTGGATTCACTTGGGCAAACACGCCGTCGACTTTTTCCGAGATTGCATCAACCTCACCGGTTACGACCTGAATGCGGTTGTTCACCGATCCCGGCAAGTCCGCCGGACCATCAATCAGGTTTATGCGATCGCCAAGGTGCTGGCCAAGCGCGGAATCGCCGATCTGTCCGGAGAAATATTTCTCGTACTCGGTTTGATCAGAACTTGCTTGGCCGTTGACGCCGATACCTTGTGGATACCATGGCCCGATGTTTCCAGTCCGATCGATGAGGCGCGCCCAGAAAAAGAAACTTGCACCGGCAAGGATGTTTTGCATTTCGTGCGATGCCTGCGGATATGCGAAGTCACCCAGCTTGATCGCATCATCCCGAGAGGTCGTTTTGCTGTACCAGATCTCGGTGCGCTGAGTGTCCTCTGCACCGGGTGGAAAGCCCCACGCCATCCGGATGCCGTAAACAAGACTGGTCGGAGTGAGGAACGACACCGCCGGCGGCAACCCTTCCTTCCCTTTCAGATTGGTCAGGATCGAGTTGCGCCACGGTGACGTGATGTCGAACGCGCTGACCGCCCTGACGCGGGCCACGTAGGCGCCGGCATAGATTCCGACCACGTCCACGTTGGTCATTCCGGTGCGCTGCAGCTTTATCCAGTTGCCGCTGTCCTTGCGCCATTCGACGTCGTACCCGACCGCGCCATCCACGGCTGGCCAGGTGATCGTCATGGTTGCCACAGCCAAGCCCTGCACAACCGATGAAGTCGACGACAGCGACACGCTCGCCGGCGCCGGAACAACGGTGATCGGGATCACGCTGATCGGGCGTTCTTCCAGGCGTGCGCCGGTGTCGATGAAAGCAAACTTGCTCGGCTCGAACTGAAGCGCGCTGATTTCGTAGTCACCCTCGGTGGTGCGCTTGGTGCGCAGCACGCGGTACAGCGGTATGGCCAGATCATGAGCGTCGAGCGCCCATTGCAACTGCGCTACCGGCGGTTCGCTGTAGGCGACCGTGACGGTCACGGCGCGGCCGTTGACGCTCTGCACGGTACGACCTTCTGCGCGTCCGCCCGGCAGGTTGATGATCAGCCGGTCGCCGGCCTTGGCCTGGGTATCGCGATCGAGCGTGATCACCCGCCCTGCCACCGCCGAGATCCGACCGCCGACTTCGCGGCCAGCGAGAAGCGAGTCGGCCACCGGGATGATGTGACCCGGCAGCGGAATCACGCCCTCCATGCCGGTCTTGAACGACACGGTGCGGTCTTGGTTGTTGCTGAGGATCGCCCACTTGCCGCGGCGCTGGGCTTCTGAGGCGCGCGTGCAGCCAATGGCGCTCAGCTCGGTCGGACGGTCGCCGTATCGGCGTTGCAGATCAAGGTCCGCAAACGGAATGACGTCGGTGTCGTAGTTGTTCGCCGGATTGTCGTAGCTCACCAGCGCCCGGGTGTAACGGGTCTTCGCTGACGCGCTGCCGTACGAGAACTTGCCGTCGATCACGTTTGCCCGGGTGAAGACGTAGTCGAAGTCCTGCGCGCGCGGCATGTCGGCCTGCATCACCAGTTGACCCTGCGCCCAATAAGTCATGCCCCGATAAATCGCCGAGATATCGCGCAGCAGCGACCAGGCGTCCGCCTTACCCTGCAGGTTCATGTCGCAGAGGAAGCGCGGCTCCTGACCGCCCAGCCCGTTCGGCACAAGCTGATCGCAATATTGGGCGATGCGGTACAGCTCCCACTTGTCGACCATGAACGGCTTGATGCGCTTGCCCAGGCCGAAACGCTCTTCGGTGCAGATGCCGTAGGTGATCCAAGCAGGGTTATTGGTCCAGGCCGATTTCATCGAACCGTCCCACGTCCCGGTGTAGGTGCGCAGAATCGGGTCGTAGTTGCTCGGTACCATCCAGCGCCGGGCTTTGCACTTCACGGTCACGGCTGGAATGTTGGTGAACTGCTCGGCGTCGAATTCGATGTAGAGCAGCGCGGTGTTTGGGTAGCGCAGCTTGGCGTCGATCACTTCGGTGTAACCGGCCACCAGCATGGTGTCGGCGATCTTGTTGGTGTTCTGGTTCGGCGTCAGGCGGCGAACGCGGATCTGCCAGCCGGTGGTGGCGTCAGGCAGATCGATGCGGCGCGAGCGCTCGTAGCGCGTGGTGGTTTTGCCGTCGACCGCATCCACCAGCACCTGCTGATAGGCGCCGCCATCGGTGGCCACGTCGATTGCGTATTCGATGCGGTAGCCGCCGACGTTGCCCTGATCATCGGACCGTTGCAGCGCTGGCCAGGCCAAACGCATGCGCACGGCTGAAAGCTGGGTGTTCGTGATCGAGCGCACCCATGCCGAATCGCTGCGCAACTCGATGTTCAGCGACGTCTCGTTCTCGACGGATGGAATGCCCGGGATGTAGGTCTGATCCACCGAGCCCGGGCGCCAGTCCCACTTCACGTTCGGGAAGTTGTAGTTGCCGCTGGCATCTCGGATCGGTGTGTTGTCCAGGTAGATATCGTAATCGGTCGGGACGCTGTCGAACTCACCCTCGCCCACCGCGATCAGCAGCTTGGCCAGGTTGGTCGAGCGCAGGCTGTCGCTGGCTTCGGTCGGCGACTTGGGCTTGCTGCTGCCGCCCTTCTCGCCATGGATATCGATCTGTGCTGCTGCGCCCATGCTTTCCTCCAGGCATAAAAAAACCGCCTCGAGGGCGGTTTGGTCAAAAGCCCTGAGGCTCACGTAAAGTTTCATCGCACAGATAGCAACGCGGATTAAATTCCAAAAAATTGCGCGAATCAGTGGAAACCATTTTCCCATCAAAAAGCCCTCCTTCAACTGGGAGGGCCAATCCCTCCTCGTTTAGGTGAGGGGTTTTGCTGTTAGGTCTTATCTTCAGCCAGGATCGACGCCGAGATGATCATCCCGCCCCACCGGCGTTCACCGATGCAGATCGGTGCCGGGTTGCCGCTGGCGGTGGTGTTCTTGGCGCTGCCGAAGGCGTAGGACGGGGAGTTTTCGGGGGATGCGCTTTGGCTCAGGCCTGACGCCTGCGGGCTGAGCATCTGGATTACACCGCCAGCAGTCATTGCGAGGCCGGCCGAGAACAGCGAAGGCCCAGCGCCGCCAGCAAAGAACGACGCGGCGATCAGCACGACGCCGATGATCGTTTGAAGGACGCCCGCTCGCTTGCTACCCGAGATCACCGGGACGATCCGAATCTCCTGGGCACCACCCAGCGTAAAGTCCTTCTCGCCAACATTCGTTCGGTTCCGAAAAATTGCAAACCGCATTCCGCGTAGATCTAAATCTTTTATCGCCTGCTCAAATCCATCGAGCGTACATTTCAAAGCCTTGAAGGCCTCGCCAACTGACTTTGTTCCGAGTTCTCGGTAATGAGTTCGGCCGAACATTTTTGCCAGCGGTCCCGATAAAAGGATGGTTGTCATTGATGGGTTCGACGCTGTCGCAGCCATTACGCATTTTCTCCCGACGAAAAAAAACCGCCATTTGGCGGTTTGATTGATTTGATCGCGTCACAAACAGTCGCGGACAGCGGCTTCCAGCGCGCCTCTTCCCCACATCTTTGACCAAGGCATCCGCTGGTATAAGGCGACCTTGCTACCAGATCCAGCACTGGAGACCTCAAGAACCTCATCGGTCATCATGTCAGTAGCAACCACCAAGCGATATCCATTCTCGGTTTCAGACATCGTTGCCGTTGATCGCTGCTCTTGCCATTTTGGGAAAACACACAGCGCATACTTCTTGGCAGACTTGGCAGTAGAGGTGCTGATTGTTGGGTCATTCTTCTTCACGTCGCCTGGCGACGCACACCCAGCAAGCATCCCTACCGCCAGCACTCCTAAGATCAGTTTCATGCAGGTCACTCCTGTGGGAAAGCTACAAGATTACACCGGATCTGCGCTGTACGAATCACCAGTAACGGCACCGTGCACGCTGTAGTAGCGTAATGCCTCACGTTCAGGGGACGAATATGAAACGGAACGCCGACTTATCTGAGCAATTTACCGAATCACTAAGAAATACTCCCGTCGGAGGAAAGCTTGTATTCAATTTTCGAGGCGTACCCACTCCTGTCGAGGTGAAATTCATCTTTACGGGTGGATGGGTCGTAACCCAAGTACTTCACCCAGGCGTTCCACTTGAAATCGTCAAGGGCGAAGACGGACACCTTTTACAGGTCGACATCACCCTAATGCCGTACGACGGTTTGAAAGCGACCTGAGCAAGGGATTCCCCAGTCCTTTGCCTGCAAGCCCAAGGACTGGGATTGCGCCAATTTCGGCGCGTTTATGACCTGGAGGTCGATGTGAGTGATGAGTTTCAGCCACGAGAGCCCTTTTCTATAGATTGGCCTCGCCAGTACAACGTTGGCCCATCCGATGAACACTTGCATGCAATGGGACAGTTCATCGCAAATTACTCCGCTGTGGAGTGGCAACTTTCCGAGCTTTTTGCATTTTTCATGAAAATGTCAGCTATTGAGGCTCAAAGGCTTGTCGTGGAAACCAACATGTCCATGGCAGGCATGATCAGGTACGTCCAAGGTCAGGTAGCAGAGGCCGCAGCGGTCGATAAGAACGCATCCGAGGATTTGCTCGCAACACTAAAGTCTTTCGATGCCGTGGCAAAACTGAGACATAAGATAGTGCATTGGCAATGGGGCTTGAACGAAGGGGAAACTGCATCGTTGACGGATCTCATAAAACCGAGAAATCCCAAATCATCCAACACATCGCTCAAGCTCAAAGACCTGAGGGATCAGTGCCACAGGCTGATGAGAATCCTCCAGGCGATTGCCTTAAATGGTGCAATTATCAAAGGTCATATGACGCGGGAACAGATTCTCGAAATCCGCAAAGATACATCTCCTGAAAAGCTCTTTCGACCGTAGATCTTGATAGTGGCCATTCTCCAGTCTCTTCCAAAACAGCGAGACCTGCTTCAACCATCGCTTTAGAGACTGGAATGTCTTCAGCGCAAATTGCTTTCTGAGCAGCGCTCAACAAGTGAACATCCATAAAACTCCCCATCCCCCTACCGCATCATGTGGCTGGCTGGACGTCTTTGTGCCTGAGAATCAGGCGCGTGCGATCAAGCCACGGCCCACCGAAGACAATTACCTCCGAAGGCCGGCCGTACAGGTGGTGCAGCAGGAACGGCCCAGGGCCGAACGTGGCTGCATCCTCACCAGGCAACGCCGGATCACTACCGAGAAATATGCCGGCGTGGTTCGGGTAAACGGTGCGCCCCACTTCCATCACGATCATGTCGCCGCGCTGCGGCTGGTCGACACGATAGAACCCGGCGGCCTCGTAGTTCGCTTCGTACAGGCTGGTGTTGTCCTTGCTCTCCCACCAGCCATCGGCGCGTTTGAACGCTTCGAACTCCAGCCCCCACTCGCGCATGTACCAATCGGCGCAGACTTGCCAGCAGTCCCAGGCACCGTGCACGAATGGCCGTTTCAGCAGCGGCACTTCACCAGTGGGCACGATAGTTCTGAGGTCGCCTTCCGGCCAACTGAGTATGTGCCAGGGCAATGCGGTCGCTTCGCACATCGCGAGGTCGCGCGGTGATGGCCTGCTGGTTGCGTCCGGATGCGAATGCACCACGCCGATCACTTCGCCGATGTCCTCAGCCGCTGCGTACTGTTCTGGATCGATTCGGAACTCCTCGTTCGGCTCGGTCGAGACATTGACGCAGGGGAAGTATTGTTGCTTGCGCCCTATCGCTAGCAGCAACCCGCAGCACTCTTTCGGGTACTCGGCCGCCGCGTGCGCCTGGATCGCGCTCAAAATGTGCTTTCGCATGTCAGCTCCGTGCGATCAGGGATACAGCAGGGAAGCCACCGAACGGCAGCGGGTTACCTTCTCCGAAGCGCGGGATGCAACCTTTGCCCAGCGTGGCGTCACATTCATCCAGCTCCGGGTTGTCGGTGACGATGCCGTCCTTGGTCAGGTATGGCCCGGTGTATCCGCAGTTCGGCCCACGGTAACCACCGGTGAGGCACCAGTGGCAAAGGGTCGTGGCCTGCCGGCCGATCGATTCGTTGCCCACGTCGCCCGGGCTGGCCAACTCCCAACTGACATTCTCCCCGTCCTCGTTCGTTTTCTGGTCGATGTACCAGACCTCGATCGTCTCTTGGGTTGGATCTGCCGTCGGATTGCCGGCTGGGAAGTTGGTGGCATCCAGGTAGCTGCCGAGGGTATGGCGCATCGTCAGCTTGAACTCGAGCAGATCTTCGAACGCCAGACAGAGCGCAGTGATGCGCCCGTTGACGTTGCCCACCGATAGAGTGGGCCGAACCGCTGTGCCGTCCCCGTTCGCCTCGATACCGTCGATCTGCATCGGCCAGGCGCTGTACTTATTGCCCTGCCAGTAGATCGCCTTCGCCGGCAGTTGGTCGGCATTGTCGCCGGCGGCGATCAGCTCTGCCGGCGTGTGCGGTATCGCGTGCCCGTGGAAGCGCAGAACATCCGCGCCGTAGTCGGTGCCGTCCAACTCAAATAGCAGCACTTCGCTGCCAGGCTCAAGCACCTGGATGTCACTGATCAGCGGCATGATTGCCCCTTATGGTTGGAATGCCCGCTCGAATGTGGCGGTGAGTTTGAAGACCTCGCCGCCCATTGGTATGGGAGCGGGATTTTTGCAGGTGAACAGTCCGAGTTCGCCGAGCGGCGTTGTCCAGAGAAACGCCTTCGCCCCGGCGTGCCGGTCGAGGAACGCCATGATCTGCTGCACCTTGGCCTTGTGGCCGACGCAGGTGATCGGATAGGAGTCCTCTTTGTTATTTGGTCCGTCGCCGACGTTCTGCGCGTAGCCGTTGCCGAATTTCGAGGTGCGCACCCGATAATTGATATCGGGTGCTTCCCCACGCTCGGTTGGCCAGGTGAATTTCTCGATGGCCATTAGGCCCTCCCATTTGCGCGTCTGAAGCTGGCACCACCCGGCTGCCAAGAATCGGCCACGGCTCTTTCCGCCACGGCGAGCATTTGTGTTTGGAGATTTTTCGACAGGGCCTGCTGGTCAATCTGCATGCCTTCGGAGCCTCGATCCTGCGTCACCACCGTTACCGGTGCGCTGATGCTGATTGCAGTCCCGGAGCCACCGCCGGCGGCGAGAACACCCAGCTTGCCGCTGGAAGTCCGGGTCAGCGGCATGATCGCCTCCGGCCCCGCCTCCCCCATGACTCCCGCCCTCCCACCGGCCATGCCGAACGCGGTCGGCGCGCTGACGATGCTGTTGGTGAAGGCACCGCCGTTGGCGAACATCTGCACGCCCGACGACCAGGCACCGCCGAGCGCCTGCGGGAAGTACATGCTGGAGTAACCTGCCGAGGACGCGCCGAGATTCGAAGACGTTGCACCGGCAGATCCAGCCGCGAGCCCGTTACCGCCGCCTCCGCCAGTGAAGTAACTGGTGGCAGCACCGACGAGGCTGCTCAGCAACGCCGAGCTGGCCTGGCGGGTTGCGATCCGCGCCATGTCCGCCAAAATCGACTTGGTGAAGTCAGCAAAAGACAGCTTCCCGGTCATGGCGAAGTTGACGACCGCGTCTTCCATCGAACTGAAGGCATTGCCGAACAAGGTCTTTGTCTGTCCGGCAATGTTGCTCGCCGAATCCAAGTAGTTGGCCCAGGCCGACGTTGCGCCTTTCGTCCAATCACCCTGTGCTGCCTCCACATCCGCGTAGTTCTGCCGGATCTGGTCGGTTGCCGCCTTGTTCGCATCGGCGAGAGCCTGCGATTTTCGGGTGAACTCCTCCTCCGACATATTCCGCGACGGATCGGACTTCTGATTTGCCAGTTCCAGCGACTGCTGTGCGAACCGATCCTGCTGGCTGTTCAACTCACTGTTGAGCGCGTTCTGGCGATCGCCCTGACCGACGCCGAGAACGGCGCGCTGCCCTGCTAGTTCCAGCGCTCGCTGTTGCTGAGCCAGGGCCTGAACGTATGTGGTGATTGAACGCTCTTGTCGGGCGAGACGGCCGGTCTCGTTCGTGGCCAGAACCTCAAGCTGGGTGTCCGCGTCCTTCTGCGCTTTGACCATGCCTGCGCGGGCGTCGGCAATCTTCTGGTCCAACTGAATGCTTTGCGCGGCAGAGGTGGTCTTTTTCGCCTTCGCGGCTTCCAGCGCAGCAATCTCCGCCTCGTAGGCCGCAGTCACCTCGTCGCGCTCGTTGCCGATCTGCGCTTCGCGTTTCAGGGCATAGTCGGCTTGAGAAACGAGTCCAGCCTTCTGCGCGGCGTCCAGTTCCTTCTGGGCGTTTTTGTACTCTTCGCTGATGGCTGCGAGGTTGTTCTTGGCGTTGTTGAAACTGGTCAGATCAACCTGCGACCCGGCCGCTTTCGAATCCTTGAACTGGTCGTTGATGTTCGCCAGGTTCTTGTCGATCGCGGCCTGATTCAGGCGTGGGTCGTTGGGTGCGACCTTGCGGATGTCTTCGAGCTGCCGCTTGTATTCCTTGATCGCGTCGGTACGTTTTTGCTCATTCGTCCACGCTGACTTGGTGAGTGCGTCGACCTTCGCCATTGAGGAGACGGCATCGCCCTGAGCTTTCGCCTGCTCGCCCTGCCACTTAGCGATATCGGCTTCTGCTGCTTTCTGATCCTCCAGCATGTTGAGACGATTCTGGTAGAGATCAATCATCTCCTGTTTACTCTGGAACAGGCCGACATTGCCTGTCTGAGCGCTCGCCAAGTCGCGCTGGGCTTGCTCGATATCGGCGCCGATATCACTGCGCCCGATATTCTTTAGCCCATCAGCAGCCCGAGCAACGGCGTTGTAGCCCTTCTCCCAGAAACTCAGATTCTCGAGGATTCGCGGTGTGCGCTCGTTGATTGCATCAGCGAACGACTCGGTGGCCAGCTTCACGGCGCCGGCATGGTCGCCCTGCTTCTCCAGCGCGGTGATCTGCGAGTAAACCGAAGCGGTTAGGTAGTGGTACTGCTCATTCAGCGCGGCAGACGCCTTGACCGGGTCGTCGGCGAGCTTGGAGAACTCGGCAACTGTCTCGCTCACTGCCTTGCCTGTCGCTTCCTGCATCGACACGGCGGCTTGGGTGATTCCGGTGAAGCTCTCGCCGGCGATCTTGCCGTTGTCGGCCAGCAGAGCCAGCACGGCTGCGGCTTGGCCAGTGGTGCCAACGGTTGCGCTGACCTGACGGGCCATATCGCCCAATTGCCCGGCACTCACACCTGCGTAGTTGCCGGTCAGGATCAGCGATTTGTTGTAGCTGTCCTGCTCTTCGCTGCCCTTGTAGAAAGCGTATGCCAGCCCACCCACTGCGGCGGTGGCCAGCGCCAGCGGGCCGAGAATGGCCAGCAGACCCGCCGCACCCTCACCTGCACCAGCGCCCAGTTGTGCGACTGCGCGAACGCCGCTACCCCAGTCTCCCGAAGACAGCGCATTCCCAAGTTGCACGACGTTTTCCTGTGCCTGGCGCGTGCCAAGTCGCAGTTTGTCGAAACCGGTGGTGGTTCTGTTGAGTTTGTCGTAGTCCTTATCGATCTTGCTCAGGGCGGTGTTGTACTCGTCCTGGCTTATGCGGCCGGCATCCAGATGTTTGCCCAGTTGCTCGACCTGGGTGTCCAGCTTCGCCAGTGCGGCGCGGGCCGGGTCAATGGCGCCCAACAGGCTGTTCAGTGCCTTCTGCTCATCCATGGTCGACTTGGCCAGCGCTACCTGCTGCTTGTCGAGCTGCGCCGAGATCTTCGCGGCCTCAGCCTCGCCATAGGCGCCTGTTTTGGTCAGCTTCGCCAGCGCATCACGTTGTTTGGCAAGGTCCTGCGTGGTCTTGGCGCTGGTGGAAAGCGACTTCTCCAGCGCCTGCATTTCATTCATCAGCGAAACGGCGGACTGCTCGGCGCGGCCGCCGGCCTTCGCCATCTCATCCAGGCTCGTTTTGGCCTCGATCGCATCGGCCGAGTCGATCTTGACGCCGAGTTCTGCAATGTTCATCGACTCACCTTGAATAAGTGCCCGTGATTACGGGCTGTTTTCCCTTTCCTCCGCCATGACGCGCAGGGCTTCGCCTTCCAGCACCTGCAGGTCAGGAAAGATTTC